GTACTACTACTTGGCAACGCTGCCCTACAGGCGGTGGCTAGGAAATCGGGTATTACTAAGCAGCGAGGAGTTAGGCTCAAGATCAAGGACCCTGTGTGGGCGCATCGCCAGGTCATGGCTACGTTCCATCCGGCGTATATTCTCCGCAATCCGGGGCAGCATTCGACGCTAGCCGAGGACGTGAAGCGCTTCGCCCGAATGATGAAGGGCGAGTTCCAGGTCGTGCCAGTGAGGAGCAAGTATGTCAATACCATCGACGGGGTCAACTGGCTTACCAGACGAGTTAGAGCACTACCCCCAGGAAGCGAAGTTGCCTACGACGTGGAAAATCGCAATCGACCGTGGGAGAAGGAGTGGGGCATTGTCTGCTTGGGAATCTCTTGGGATGGACGAACCACCTACGTCGTCCCCCTCTACCATCCCCAGTCCCCCTTCCGCAAGAAGTGGATACCAGTGCTACAGCATCTTGGGCGTGCGCTTCGCCGTCCGGACCTCAAGCTAGTAGCGCAGAACGGTAAGCATGACAACCAGCAGCTAGCGGGTGCGGGGGTATTCCTCGAGCACCGGTTCGACATCATGCTGGCTGCGCACCTGCTAGACGAAAACCGCCCGAAGAACCTCGGCTTCTTATCCCAGTCAGTACTCGGGGCTGACGTCTACAAGGGGATGGTCGAACTCAAGCCTGACAAGATCATGCAGGAACCCCTACGGAAGATCTGTACGTACAACGGCAACGATGTGGGCTACACACATCAGATCTACCCACGGCTGCGTGAGGAACTCGTCGCGCAACCGAGGCTGACGCGCCTATTCGCCAAGCTCATGATGCCTGCCTCGCACACGATCCAGCAAGTCGAGGCAGCAGGTATGTATGTGGACAAGAAGCGATTGTTCCACAGGATGGCAATCCTACAGGAGGAGATAAACGAACGCAAGGAGGTGCTTCGTGAGAATCTTCCAAAGGCATGGCGAGAGGACTTCAACTTCAATAGCACACAGCAGCTTGGGCGATGGCTTTTCTCTCGAAAGGGGCTTGGGCTTTCCCCACTTGAGACGACAGCATCGGGTCGCCCTTCGACGAAGGAAGCGGTTCTACTCCACTACCACGACCATCCGGCCGTACGGGCCCTTCTCGAATATAGGACGCTCCAACTGAAATGGATGAACACCTACTTATTACCATGGGGTACGAGGTTGGATTCGCGAAGCAGGCTCCACACAACCTACAAGTTGTACGGCACAGTGACTGGACGATTGTCTGGAGACCTGCAGCAGGTACCGAGGGACTCGTTTATACGTGGTGTGATCGGTGCTCCTCCGGGATGGTTGTTTGTCCAGGCGGACTACTCCCAGATCGAGTTACGCATAGCTGCCCACATCGCCAAGGAGAGGAGGATGCGACGAGCATTCCTCACAAAGCAAGACTTGCATCTCGTCACCGCGTCCTCTCTTACTGGGAAATCGCCGACGATGGTGACGAAGGAGGAGAGGAAGAGAGCTAAGGCTGTGAACTTCGGGTTCCTGTACGGCATGTACCCAAAGAAGTTCCAGAGCTATGCGTTCGAGAACTACGAAGTAGAGGTAACGATGGCGGAGGCTGAGCTCGCCCGCGCCAAGTACTTCAGCATGTTCCCCGACCTGGAGGGCTGGCATGATCGGCAGAAACGTGTTGCCCACAATTACCACAGAGTCGTATCCCCACTTGGGAGAGTACGTCATCTACCGGACATCCTTTCCTCCGATAACGGTGTGCGTATGGAGGCCGAAAGGCAAGCGATCAACTCACCGGTACAAGCCACTGCGTCAGATCTCATGCTCTTCTCCATGGTCCAACTTCAACCTCAGCTGGACGCCCGTAACGCATTCCTTGTCGGTACGCTGCACGATGCTATCTTTCTCCAGGTCCGTGAAGATTCAGTTGACGAGATAGCCACTGTGGTCAAGGACGTGATGGAGAACTTGCCCCTAAAGAAGACGTTCGGTCTCGAGCTCAGCATCCCCATCGAGGTAGATGTGGAGTACGATCAGTACTGGACAGGTACGCCAGACGCGAGTGGGCTAGGAATCGAGGATGGTGTATAATGACTAACATGAAACTACTAATGTCACCCGCCGAGGTCAGCCGTATCGTAGGAGTGCAGCCGAGAACGGTTGCTCGGTGGTGTCGAGAGGAGAAGATTGAGGCACTCAAGGTCGGCCGTGTGTGGCGCATCCACCGACTCACGGTGAAGAGACTCGTGAAGCGGGGTATCTGATGCCGGGGATGAATCAGTCGCGGATCAAGATGTTCCGTCGGTGTCAGAAGCAGTACTCCTTTCGCTATGACTACGCGGAGGATGGGCTGGAGCTCGTACCGAAACGAGCGAAGGTGCAGCTCCGACGAGGCACGTGGCTGCACGCTCTGCAGCAAGCGCACAATCAGGAGTGGGCCATCGACAGCGGCTTCAAGATCAAGGACTTCGTCCCTTGGCAGGAGGTACACGCTGCGTTCTGGGACGAGTACGACGGACTGTTCGACGAGGAGAAGGAGGAGTATGGCGATCTGCCTACGGAATGCTATCGCCTCTTCAAGGGGTACCTGCGATTCTGGAAGGACGAGGCAGAGCAGTATTCCGTCGCTGCGCTCCACAATGGAAAACCCGCTATCGAGTTCCTCGTCGAATATGCACTACCCAAGGTCGGCAAGGAGTTCCCGTTCAAGGGACGCCTTGACCTTATGGTTGAAGATCAGGAATACGGGGGTCTATGGATCCGTGACGCGAAGTGGGTAAAGAACATCCCAGACGACGAGGAACGGATGATGAGCCCCCAGAACTGCATGTACGTGTGGGCGTGCAGGAAGATGGGTTACGACGTGCGGGGGTTTATCTACGACTACGGTCGAACGAAGCCTCCAGCGATCCCGCAAATTCTCAAGCGCGGTACCCTGTCGATGAGGCAGCGCATGGATACCGACTACTACACCTATCTGTGGGCGATCAAGCAACTACACGGGGACATGTGGAAGGACTACGCCAAGGCGTACTACAAGCAGAAGCTATTGGACCTCAAGCATCGTGATGTGCTGTGGTACAGACGTGAGCGTATCCCCGTCGAGGATCACAAGATCAGGCAGGCGTTGCTCGAGTTCGTGGTATCTGTGAGAGACATCCAACGCCGCAGCAAGTATGCACCTCGCAGCTACTTCTACAACTGCCGCCGGGGGTGCGAGTACCACAGTCCATGCGTCGCAGAGTTCGCAGGCCTCGACATAGATCCGATCCTCGAGGCAGACTACACAACAGAGGATGAGAGATATGCCCCGGAACCGGACCTCCTCGCGGACTAACCGTTCTGAAGTCACAGCGAGGGTACGTAAGAAGATCCACAAAGCAAGTGAGCTCTCACAGAATCAGAACTTCCTCGTGTACGGCGACTCAGGTACGGGGAAGACTCGGTTCACAGCGACAGCACCGAAGATCCTCATGCTCGACGTGAACGACAAGGGCCACGACTCAGTGAGGAGGGACATCAATCCGGACTTCATTCAGGTCGAGTACTGGCGTGAGATCAACGACATCTACTGGTTCTTACAGGAGGGGGACCACGACTATGAATCCGTTGGCATTGACACTGTATCTAACCTACAAAATATCTGCATGGACTTCGTCATGGGAGACGAGGTTGCTCGGGACGCATCTCGTGATCCCGATATGCCTAGCCGTCAGGCTTGGGGCAAGGTGGGTAAGCTCATGCGTACCCAGATCATCAACTACCGCAACCTTCCCATCAACACCATCTTCGTTGCTCAGCTCCGCGCCAAGCAGACAGGCGACGACGAAGACGAAGAGTCCGAGATAGTCTACGGTCCCGAGGTATCGCCGTCAATCGAGAAGACACTCAAGGCTGCGGTAGGTACCATCGGTTATCTCACGAAGAGGGAGGTGGTAATCCGCAATAAGAAGACGAAGCAAGCGCGCAAAGAGGTCAGGCGTAGGCTGCTCCTCGGCGATTCGGAGCGCTACATCAGCAAGGACCGCAACGGTATGTTCCCTGAGCATATCGACGCCCCTGACCTCGCGGAAATGTTGGAACTGATCTACGAAGGGAGACAGTAGTGGCTCGCAAGGTCAAGATCGACTTCAGTGGAGTGGACAA